AGAACCGTACTCCATAGCATAGACAACTCCCTCTACGTCGCCTCCGATAAGAAATTCGGCACCATCGTCATAGAAAAAGTCCGCTATTGTCATATCGCCGAATTCGTCTATAGCCTGGTCGGCGAAATTGTCGATGGCAGCATCTTTAGATGCTCCGGCATATCCTAGAACATTCATCGGCAGCATATACTTAGAGAACGACTTGGATGTCTCATCAAGTATTAGAGACGAATCGTTAACCAAAGATTCTTGAGAAGGATACAGTATCCATGTGGTCTTATTGTTAAAATCTCTCTTCAAGAACATGAGTGGGAACTTAGCATTATTTATCTCGTCCCCAACAAAATCGGTTATCCGATCATCGATACGTTTTACACTGCTTCCATCGCATTGGACGATTCCACGTATACCAATAGATATTGTGCTCTTGTCGTACTGGACAGAAGCCATCTTACCGTCGCAACTACGACTATTATCGATCTTGTTCCACTTGAATGGAGAATTCTGGTTGCCAGTGTACGAGATGTACCAGACGCTGTTTGTGAAAAATACGATGATGTAATCATGGACAAACTGGGCGCTGATAATATGGTCTCCAGTAGGAGCGTCCATGAAGTTACCTTTTCCGCGGATACTATCATACCAGGCGTCTACCCCATCGGGATTCTGTGCTTCGCACCATCGGGCTCTCTGAGGATAAAGAACTCCACCTTCATAGGTCGCTAGACAGAACAATCGTTGCTTCCAAGCGAACAGCATTTTGCATCCATCTAGAGTGTTAACGCCATTTATCGATGGATTAAATAGAGTTGTCGTCACACCGCCATTGTAGTAACGGATTCCGTTGAGACCTGCGGCAATTTCTAGTCCGTTGGTGAAATACATCCTATATAGAGTAGTAGATGCAGAATCAACAGTAGAAGCCCAATTTGCTACATGAATAAAGTCAAAATCTCCACAACCCATGATGTCTGCGGAGTCTACTGGAGTGAAATTCTCGTTAGCAGGATCATATTTGCACGCTCTCTTAGAATCGAATGCAATGACCTCTTTGATATTGCCAGAATCGATATATCTCTCTAGTCCCATTACTGGATTGTGAGGAATTAGATAGACATCACCACCAAGGACAAACGGTGTAAATGACGAACCGTCTACGTTAAGTAAATCAAAAGTTCCTCCAACACCGCCAACAACGTTTGTGACATAGTATCTACAATCATTTAGTTGTGTCATCCCTGTCACATGGCGAATCTCGATCATGTTACCAGCGACTAGACCGGTAACGTTTGTCATAGTTATTGTAACTGTAAACGGAGCTACTCCAAGAACAACTATGTTGGTGATCTTCCAATTTGTCTGATGTTGATGAACAAGTACTGCCCTTCGAAGATAACCATTTCTCTTTACCACAACTCCATGATCGATACGTCCATTGACAATGTCGCTAAACGCCTCATGTGGCAACATCCATGGGTCAATGTCAGTGTCTAGACCTGTAGCAAATGGGGCTATGAGAAACGGTTGATAATTCAATTACTGTCCTCCTACGACAATGAAAAAGAATGCTCTATCAACATTCGAACCTGAGTTTACCGTCCTAACAGTAATCGTGCATTGAGCGACAGTCTTTGTCCCCATCCATGTTGCGTCGGCAATTTCAGCCATAGCAACAATCGCATAATCTGTTGTTGTTAAACGTCCAGCTGTAAAATCTATGGTATAATTGCCCTGGGCAGTTCTTGCTGTAGAGGCAACTCCATCTCCATATTGAAGAACACCAGCAGAGTTTACATATCCCCAAGCGGTGACGATATTGTTCTCATTATATGTACGCGTTCCATCGAAAGAGATCGTGTCTATTACATAATTAGATGTAGTATTGCCTATTTTTCCAGCACTTGTAAGCTGAAGAATATTTCCAGCAGAATCCCTAGAGTACAACTCTTGGATGCCACCTCCGTCCTGTTTGGAATAGATAAAATGAGTTCCAGCAACAGTCGTAGGATCATCTGCTGTTGCAATGACGCATCTATCGCAGAATTGCACAGAACGGACGTTGAGTTTAATCCCAGTATCCTCGTCGGCAAGTTCTATCGCGTCCCAGTGCGGACGGATTGTGGTTCCAATCTCTCGGAGTTTAACGTGGTCTCCAGGAAGAGTTTTATCCCATGTCATATTTCACCTAAAATAATGGTAATGCACGTGTAGACTCTAAGTCGATGCACGTACGAGTTAAAATGAGGCTAATCTGCTCTTTATATAGAGCGGTTAGTTCCTGGTACTTATCCATCTCTCCAAACGCAATGGCGATCCTTCTAGAGGCTCCCAGAGCTATTGCAGGCCCCCACTCGTCATGCAGAGGACGGTCTGTAGCTAATGTGAAGTAAGTTTTGTTCGCGCCAACGACAGGTTTAACAATTAGTATCGACCATGCATTGATACGGAATCTGTACGCTTTATCAGGAACCGGATAGAACGTAAATTTATTATCAAACATCAATACAGCACCTGGAGTTCCAATCTCATACTGGATTAGACTCGTCTGTATCGATTGTCCAAGCAATGGAGCTGTAATGAATGTTACAGAAACAGCACCAGTAGCGTAATTAACAGTTCCGCCAACACCACCAAGATTACTAACAAGAACTCCAAGACCATTGTCTACAAATACCTCCACAGTATCATCAACCATAACCGAGCCAGGACAGATAGGGACATTTCCTGAGTATGTGTTAGCAAAAGCTACGGTAGCACCATCTCCAGTCCATGTTGTGAATCTAGAGACGCTCTCAGGAGTCTCCGCATAGAATTGGTTAGGGTTTTGATAGATATCTATCGCCACCCTATCCAAAGTAGCGTCTGGAACAAAATTCGTGTAGTTATCAGAAAAGTTATAGTCGCGTTGCCCATATAAAGTATTGAACTCATACTGTGTATAGTTCCTATTCAACTTGACAGCAGCAGGGAACTCATATTGAAAGTACTTGTTTATGTAATCGTCAATCTGAGTGTTGCTTGTCTCTGTAGTAGAAAGTCTACCACTAATCTGTCGAACGTTAGTTCTTATATCTGATAACTGCCACGTGTTACTCATTGATTAAATACCTGTCTACACTGAAACCTAGATTTGTATCCTTTAAGATCTTTTACCATCTTTCCAGAACCATCAGGTTTATATCCCCACAACGGTATCTGGCGCGATTCTAGATGGTTCACAATCTCTCGGCGAAGAGTGTATTTTCCACCATGAAGAAGAGTGAAGTTCTCGGGTTTTTTAGATGAACCATATGAAAATCGTAACGGCACTCCAGGCTCTTCCAGATTATAAAATTCAACCAGAATTTCTTCTTTGAGCCATTGCGATTTTTTCTCTTTCTCATCATTTTGCACATTAGGAACTATTGGTTCGTGTTGTTCCTGTTGTAGTGTCGGCATCTTTAGCTCCGGCATATTTTCTCCTTAGAAATGGGGGCTCGGTAATGGAGAAACCTTGCCACCAAATGATTATCAAGTTACAGATTCTTTACCTTTGACAATGGCAACCATTACAGCGTTGTTAGCACCAACAACGTCAGTGCCAAGAGTAATACCGCGTCTACAGACGTTCTCTGTAGGAACGGCAACTCCTCCTATCGAAGTAACACGAGTTACTTTACCACCGCTGACATAGACGCTATAAGCGCCTGTGTTAGTTACGGTGGTGATCGTTGTCGCTGTCAATGATGCAATTACGTAGGTTCCATTAAGTGATATAGCTGTTAAGTCATCAGCTAATCCAGTCACTTTAATGGTATCTCCAACAGCAAATCCTGAGAGCGATGTGTCTGTGCACGTGATCACACCAGGGGCAGCGTTGGTAAATCCGCTAATAGTAGCACCATAGTTGGCGCTGCTAGAATACGGGGTGAAACCGTCGGTCGCTGCGATGGTACCTGCATCAACATCCAAATAGGACGCTGCTGCCATTGTATCCATCCAATAGAACGAACCGCCGGTAGTAATGTCGATCGATGTGACCTCTGCCACAGTGAAACCGACATTGAGATTTCTAGCTACAGCTAATGCTGGGTTAGTCCACGAAAAACTTCTAATCTGAGCCATTTTTTAAATACTCCTTTGTATGAATTTTTGAATGGCAATTCTATTTGTCAACGTCTCGTAATAATTGATGCAATCTTGAATGACATTTGTGACAAATCCAAAGAATTTTTGTTCTTTTGTCCTTATCATATGAAATATGATGGGCTTGTATTTCTCCATCAATATTACATAATTGACAACGGTTTGGACGAATAATATCGCCTCTTCTAACAGCTCTATATACCGCAGCCAGAGCTTTTGATCTCTCTGGATATTTCCGCCTATATTTCTGAGTTGCCAAAATATGCCGTTGTCTACCAAGTTCAGTATTCCGTGCCATCCTGTGTCTTTTAGCGATTTTTTCACTATTTTCAACATGGTAACGACGGTTCTGTTCTTTTCTTCTTTGCACCCATTCTGGATCATTTTTACGACGTTCTCTATCCAATTCAAGACGACATAGTTTACACGGATTAATATGTCCGTCTTTTGAGGTCTTATTTTTATAGAATTCGTCATAACTCTTATCTTTATTGCATCTTGAGCATT